CGTTGCATGATCAAGGTTGCGATGGAGCGCACACTTCGCAACATGAGCGGCGCAGCCAACCATCACTGCCGCGTCGATGCCGGTCACGCGACGTTCCACTGGCAGGGTTATCGCTACATCGCTGACATGCCGAAGATCGGCAAGGCCAACCTGATCAAGTTCGACAAGGAAGAGAAGGACCGCAAGAAGGCCGCGAAGGCTGGCGAGGAATACGTTTCCATCGTCAAGCCATTCACGCTGAAGTTCATTGCCCGCAAGGTCGCCAAGCTGCCAGCGAACACCTCGGCCCGTCGCGCACAGGTCAACGCGGCCCGTCGCCTGCGTGTTGCTGGCGGTGAGAAGCCGAAGACCTACACGTTGCGTAAGCGGATCATGGGATTCGCATAAAAGGGAGGTTACATGACTGACGCTATTATCAATCCGATGCCGCGCAGGAGGCCGGTGAGCCTCGACACGCTGGAAGCGGAAGTGCAAGACGCGCTCAAGCGCCAGCAGATCGGACAGGCCGTCGAGCATGTTGGCGAGAACGATGTCGGGCGGCTGTCAGCCGAGGCCGTGTTGGTTCAGTATGAAGCCGCCGCAAAGGGCGTCGAAACCATGGGAGATGAAATCAAGGACCGCATCGCCAAGCTGGAGACTGCGATGCGCGAGGCCGACGAAGCCATGAAGCTGGTATCCGAGGCCGCCGCTGCGATCCGCGAGAAGGGCAAGCTTGTCCATCTCCAGATCGAGGAAGCCACGCAATTATCGAAGGACATCCGAGATGCTTGCGTTGAGTTCAGGCGGAAGGTGGGCGCTTGAGTTGTTCTACGTCAGGGGTAGCCACCTTCACTTTGCGGTGGGCGCGGCAGCGTTGATGGCCGTGTTGTTCTCGTTCGCCACCAGTCGCGGCCCTCCTGCGCTGTCGCCAGCGTTTGCTGATCGGTGGAACGCGGTGCCGACACGGGACGTGTTGCTATCGAGACCGGTGCGGACTCTGCCGTTCGTTGTGCCAGTGGTGGAGTCGAACCCGGCGCTGCCAGAGATCGACGGCTTCCTGCAACTGCCTATGCCACCGGTCAAGCAGCAAGAGAGGGTTGCTGCGGCACCTGAGAGGCCACCGCCGCTGAAGCTGGCGGCCTCTGCCAAGGCGGACCACCGAGAAACAAAAGGCCCCGACATTTGCCGGGGCCGTGGAAGGATCATTACCAGAGGAGGCAAGTCATGGAGATGCAGGAGATGAGCGAGTTCAAACAATACCGGCGCACGCAGATCGCAGAGATGACACCGTGGGTCGAAGGCTACAACATGACCGATGTCAGCGTGTCGGTGGCCGACAGAGGCATGGGGTCACCCAAGGCTGGCGACATGATCGCACGCAATCCGAAGAACCACGACGATCAGTGGCTGGTCGCGGCGCAATACTTCGCTGATAACTTTGAACCCGCATGAGCGCGACAGACGATACCCAGATGCTTTGGGACTCGGTGGCAGAGAAGAACGCAGAGATCATACGGCTGCAAATAGAGGTGAAGCGCTGGCAAGAGATTGCATCGCAGGGCGTTGCTATCGAGCGTGAACTGCGGGAAGAGATCGAGCGGCTCAAGAAGATTCAGGCTCCACAGGCGTAGAGGTTTCTGTACACTTTACCAAAGCGAGAACCTCGGCCCGCTTAGCCCTCAGTTTTTTCAGGCCATTCTCAAACCGGTCCATAGCTCGTGCATCCCCACCCACCATCAGCACCTCGAACAGCGTGCCGAAGTGTCTGGCGACAGCGGCATCGAGCGCCTCTTCGAGAAGTTCGTTCTCGGTCATTCGACCTCAGGCCACACCAGAATCCCGTTGATGGTCACGTTCACGTCGCCGCTGATCTGAATGTCGATGCGCCCAGCCGGGACCGGCGGGTGAATCTGGATCGGCGGCCTCGTCTCGACCGGCGGCGGCAACTCCTCCACCTCCTCCAGAGACCCGCCCAGCACGTCGGCTATCGCTGAACAGATCGCGTTGAACTGCTCGCCGTAGATGTCCGCATCGGCTTCGCTATCCACGAAACAGACCTCGATCAAGATCGCAGGCTTGTTGGTGTTGTTGAGGAAGAAGAGGTCCGTCCGCTTCTTCGCGCCGCGATCAATGAATCCACAATCGGCAATGGCGGTGGAGACATCGGCGGCCAGCGCCGTCTGGGTCACATACAAGACCTCCGTCCCCATCGGCTTCGAGACTTGCTCGTAGGCATTGAAGTGGACCGACACGTCGAGATCGCGGTCCCGTGAGTTGTGGTAGTTGACGATGGTGTTCAGGTTCTGGTTCTGGCTGGTCGAGGTGTTGTCATGGAACGTATCCACCTTGACTCCGCGCCGCTCCAATTCGATGCCGAGTTGATCGACAACCAACCTCGCCTCATCGACTTCGTCCAGAACGCCATGTGCGCCGCGCACCTTGAGGCCGTGGCCCGACGATATAACGATGCTTGGGTATGGCATGGTCGGTTGCTCCTGTACCGCATCTCCGTAGGGATAGATCACCTCGACTTCATCATCAGTCTCGATGCCCAGCGCTTCCATCAGGCCGGGCGAGATATCCGCCACCCGCTCGGTATCAACGTGCGGACCCCAGTCAGCCGGATGAGCCATGAACTCCTTGCCAGTCCTGAGCGACCGCACCAGCGCCGCGTGTTGCAGCAATGATGGCTTGGGGTAGAGCGCGTAGTCCCATCGGCAGGCGATGTAGTATCCGTCCGGGTCGAGCCGACGCGCCAACCCGGTGGTGCCCGGAGGCTGCGACGGTAGGAACAAGTGCGGGGCCATCTCGACATCGTAGATGAACGCAAGCCCCTCATCCGGCGACACACCGGTATCCTCAGGGCCGCCGAACCAACTGACCTTGCCGCGTATGTTCATTATCATAGTACAGACACCTGTACGTTATCTTTGTGTCGGCACGGGCACGATGCACTGGCTCAGGAGTTTTTGAACTTCGGATTGCATCGTCACGAACAGTTGTACATTCGCTTTGCGCTGGTCGTTAAAGCTGTCGTTCTGAAAAAACATGAACACGATCAGCGCGAAGCAGATGACTGACAGCGCCAGCGCCAGCGGCTCACGCGCCAGCGCGTCGATGAATCCGGTGGCGACCTTCCCAGCCTCTTCCATTGGCCCGGCCATTGCAGCCTCCTTATTTGCCAACATCGCGTGTCAGCCTATCAACGATCCTCTCTATCGAGTTTTCGTTCCTTCTGATCTGCTGCTCCAACACCGTGATGCGCTGCTTCATCTCGTCCATCCGAGCGACGGTGTACTCCGCACCACGATGCTCCATCGTGTAGACTCGGTTTTCGAGCTTAACCATGTAGGTGAGCATGGTTGCGCCAGCCGCGCACAGCGCGACGATCTGGGCCAACAGGAAGAACACCAAGGTCTGGTTTTCCTTGAGCCACGACCTCACTTCATCTACCACGTCGCACCCCCAAACGGAAAAAGGCGGGCCTCTCAGCCCGCCCTTTCATGTGGTTTTACCTGTCACCGCCTCCGGGCGACGGTCCCGGCCCCGGCTGTCCCGGCTGTCCCGGCTGTCCCGGTCCCGGCCCCGGCGCTGGTTGCGGCGTCGGCTGTCCCGGCTGTCCCGGCTGTCCCGGCTGGTTGCCGGGCGTCGGATTCTGCTGAGCTTCGTCTTGCATCGTCTCCTCCTCGGTTAAGAACCTTCTTGTACAGCGCCGCCAAGTAGCGGCGGCGTTCCTCGCAGGCGCGACAGGTCATTGGGTTTCCAGTGCCTCGACACGCGCCTTCAATTCCTTAACGGCATTCACCAGCGCGAAGATCAGCGACGAAGTATCTAAGTCACGAAGATCGGTCACCGCGACTCCGTCAATGTAGGCGGCTCGCTTCGTCACCATTTCCGGGATGACGGCCTCAACCTCCTGAGCGACCAGCCCGGTGTATTTGGTGGCGTTATCTGCGGGCATCTTGTGCGGGCTGTTTGGGTAGGGGACGACAACGGCTTCCTTGGTTTTCTTGGCGTCATCCTCCGCAATGCCGGTCATAATGTGATCGGGTTGGACGGACGTGTCGTTGCCCTTGAACGTATAAGTAACCGGGCGCAGTTGCGCGATCTCAGTCAGCCCGCGCGTGTAATCGCCCTCGACATTCTTGATGCGCGCATCAGACGCATCGGCCCAAACACCGCCGCCCGGCTTATAGCCGTTTCCCCCAATAATAATGGAGTAGTCGGAATATCGCCACGTCATCACTGTGTATGGATTGGCGTACCATACGAGATCGGCGCTTCCTGTGTTGTAAAGAAATTGTGCGCCGTTGTTGAAATAAAAATTCCGGCTGGTGCCGTCACCGTTGAAGCCAAAAAAAGTGGTTGGATTTGCAAAGACGCCACCAACCTCGCCGGATTGAACCCTGCCGCCTGCCACTATCGAGGTGCCCACAGTCATATTGGTGCCGACTGCCAACCCGCTACCCGACAGGGTCAACCCGCCCGTGAGGGTGCCGCCTGTCAGCGGCAATTTTAGATCGGCGTATTGCTTGGTGGCGGCGTGCAGCGCGGAGGCCGGATCGGCTGGCAGGACGATTGGTTTGGTCGAGGTGACCGCCGTTGCGGACCAGTTCAATATCTCATTGCCAAGCACCGACATAGAAACAACGCCAGCACTATTGCGGGAAATGCCACTCGTGGTTTCACCGCTAAAGTTTATGCTCGGTGACGCTGTTGTGCCAACTGGAACAGTCAAAGCAACTGCGGAAATGTTAGTCGCGGCACCAAATGTGAACTTGTTTGCACCACCAACCGAAACACCAACCGCTGAGCCTGCGTAGTACAGTCCGTAAGCAAGACCGCTGGCAAAGTTGATCGAGGGCGCACCGACCGTGCCATTAGGAATGGTCAGCGCACCAGTCATGGTGCCGCCAGTCTTGGCGACCTTCTCTGTATCCAATTCAACAATCGCCGCCTGCACGTTGGTCGCTGCAACGTCACCGGCTGGTACAAACGGTAGCGTTGAGGCGGTAGCAGCGGCGACTGTGGCCCATGCACCGTCCTTGCGCCCGTAGGCCGTGCCGTTAATCGGCGCTTCTTCGATGATGCCTTGCGGCCCTGTCGGACCCGCTGGACCTTGTGGGCCGATTGAACCCTGCGGTCCTGTCGAGCCAGTCGGGCCGGTTGGTCCGGGAATACCTTGTGGCCCTGTCGGACCCGCTGGGCCGACTGGGCCACCGGAAGGCCCTATCGGTCCCTCTGGCCCCTCTGGTCCCTCTGGCCCTTCAGGGCCGGGCGGGCCGATAGGCCCCTGCACGCCGGGCGGCCCCTGATCTGGAGCCTCGATGACGACGACCTCGCTTTCCAGCGTGATGACTTCGACCGGCATGATTAGATGCCCCACTTTGCGCGGAGGTATTCTTCACACAGGATGCGGTTGGCATCGGACAGCTTGGTGTCGTAGATCAGCAGTTCAGCGATATCGCAGTCCATCGTTTCACCCGCTGTAGCGTCTTCATACCCGGACAGCGCATACAAATCTTTGAAGCCTAGCCCAGTGCCAGCCGTATGCGTACCAATCAGAACACCGTTCAAGAAAAACCGTGGCTGATACGATCCGCCGAGCGGACCTTGCGCGTCTGCCCCGTACATCTTCCACGGGCCGGGCCACGATCCCCAAGCCGCACCGGAGTTCACGTTCCCGTTGTCATACATCCAGTCCTGATTGTTGGCGTGGAAGCCAAGGACATAGTTATTGCCAGCCGGATAGATCGAAGAGAATGCCCGCCCAAGGTTTGGGCCTCGCCGTCGAACAACATAGATCACAGTGTAAGTTGGGCTTGAGACTGCCCGCCGCCCGCGCACCCGCCCGCCGCCTGCGTGAAACTGGACAACCGGCAATCCATTGAGAATGTTGGTTTTCATATAGGGGCCGGTGCCAGCGTCAACGATGCTTGGGTCCAAGCCCGAACCGCTGTTCGGCCACTCTGTCATCAGCGTATTATCGGCAAGCCCAACCCGCGAGGCATCGAGCCAAATATCAAGACCGGCAATGATTGTCGGCACGAACGGGGGCCACACCTTTTCCGCACCAGCGTAGACCGCATCAACCGCCGCGCCGCCGAGGTAGATCGCGTCTGCTTCGTTGAGGAGCGCCATTGCACCTAACCTACAATTACATAGAGGGTGCTGGGGTTGGGTGGCGATAGCGCGTCATACGACGCCTGCGTAATTTGCGTCCAAGGGCCGGGCGGCCCGGTCGCCCCCGTCGCTCCTGTTGCTCCAGTCGGCCCCGTTGGCCCCGGTGGCCCCACTGCTGGGATAAAATCCGACAGCACGACAACGGTATCGTTATCCTGATCGGTGCCGCTGACCTCAATAGAGTCAAACGGTGTGACCGTCACATCGCTCATCGCGTCGGTCCAGCATTGTTAATGAAGCTGCCTGACCAGATGCGGATTTTGGAATCGCCCTGTGTAAAAATGTTGGAATGCTCGAACTCGCCTAGCCCAAGGCGTTCAAGCGCCTCTTGAGTAATCCGCACGGTGAACGCACCAGCCGTTGGATTGACCAGCACGATCTCTCCGGTGTCGGTGGCAAGGCGCATCAACGCTGTGATGTCCTCCGCACGTCGCCGCAACATCATTTCCATCGTGCCGCCGGTCAGGTTGATCGGCACTCCAGCAACTGTCTTCCAGATGAACGTCCGATAGAAATCGGAGTCATTGGTGACAGTGATGTTGACGATGGACATATTGCAGTCCTCTTACTTTGCTTTGCGCCTGACATTAAATGTCATCGCGCCCCCAGCAGGAAACGTAACCGGGATGGCGGCGTATGCGGCATCGACCTGCTCCCGCGTGGTGACGGTGCCAGCATCCATCCCCTCAAGCAGCGTAGCTTCAGTGTTGAAGCAGTCCTGCCCCAACTCCGATACGGCATTCTGCAACAACTTAATCTGGTCTGTGTCCAGCGTGATAAAGGTGCCATCCGGCAGCTTCCACGAGAACTCATTGAGTTGCTTATCAATCGTGTAGATGTAGGCCGAGTTCAGCGACATCACCGTTATCGGGTCAGTCGCAAACGGCAATCCACCAACAGTTATGCCGCCGTTGATGACACGGTCTCGCACGCTGACGCTGTAGTAAGACAGGTGAGCGAACATGCCGAACGGTGCTAGCACCGTCTGCATCATCGCATTGGTCTGCGTGCCGTCGATTTCGCGCGGCCACTCTGTCGGATACCGCCCCAGCGCAATCCAATCAACATAACCTTGATCGGATGTCGAGACGACCTGCTCCAGCGGGCCAGAGAACACACGCCCGTCGTCGGCCAGCCAATACCAAGTCTGTGGAACGAAAAGTGGGTCCATTGACGGTTTTCCTTTATATGTATTCGCCGTTGCCGGTGTTGGTGGCGATAGTGCCTGCGACGGTTCCGGGGAATTTATTGGGACCGCCGCCGCCGCTGCCGATGACGCCGAAGCCGGTGATGTTGTATCTCTGACCTGTTGCCGTGCCCGTGATCGGGGCACTCATGCGGAGTTCGCCGCCATGAACGCGGGCAAATACCGTGAAGCCGGGGTTGCCGACGACGTTGATTGACGGCAAGGGCGCACCGGGGCCTGACGAAAACCACACGCCGCCCGGTGGCATAATCATCCAGTGATACGGCGAACTGCCAGCAATCGTGTACGGTGTGTTGACCTGTACGTTGCCTTCGGACCAGATGTGCGCCGACGCACAGACACCGAAGGTCACTCCATCAATGTTGACGCCGCCAAACCCGCCGCAGTTGATGCCGATGCCTTGGCTGGACCCCACGCCGTCCCACGACGCCGCGTAGGTGCCGCCCTTTATCATACAGGATGCGCCAAGATAGATGCTGAAGCACGAACCATGGAGGGTTTCGAACGTCGCCGCCGTGTTGTCGAAGACGATTGACCCCATCCCGGCCTGACCGGCGAATGCACCGGATAAATAGGTTGGCTGCGTAAAGGTGCCCGTGTTTTTGAATGTGATCTTGTGCTGCCGGTTAACGTCGATCACCGCCTGCGCCGTGTTGATTGCCTTCTGAATGGTCTTGTATGGCTTCGCCGCCGTGCCGTCGCCGGTCAAATCGTCGCCAGTCACCCCAGCGTTGGTGTAGATGATCACGTCGGCCTGCAACTTGTTCTTGTTGGTCATGCCGAAGATCGCCTTCAGCAATTGCGTCAAGTCGCTATTGCTTGGCGCGGCGCACGCCACGTTGTTAAAGTCGATCAGACCTTTGTCGTAGGCATACTTGATGACAGCAACAATCTCGCGCTGGTCATACTCAACCGACGACGCGGGCGGGATCGACCCCATCGTCCCGGTCGCCGGATTGCCGTTGATGTAGGCAGCGTCTGGGTCGGAAATTCCGAAGGGCTGGTTATAACGAATTGGAGCCTCCCATTTGACTAGAGTTTTAACGTCCAGACCTCGATCTTGCCGATGAAGTAGTGAAGGCTGGAGCGATTAAAGTAGCCGGTGACGGTGGTGGCCGACGCCTCGCTGGCAGACGTTTTCCACCACCGCTCCGCGCCGCTCATGGCATCATTGTAGCGCACTACGTCATTGGCCGCGCTGTCACAGTGCCAAGCTATCAAGAAGTTCTTTGTCTTGTCGAAAGCATAGTCGATTGGATCGGTGACGACGCTGGAGTTCGCCGGGACGGTGAACGCCGACAACCCGCCGACCGTAATCTGAACCTGAGTGCCGTCGAAGTTTTGAACCGCGCCAGACGCCGCATGACCGGCATACATGCTATCGACCCGCATACCCTCAGCGCCGCTGCCGGATTGCAGCGTCAGCCTGAACTTGGTCCCGCTTTCACTGAAGAGTCCGGCCACCAATGACTGTCTGTTATTGACGCCGTTCAAGACATCGGGGCTGTCGCCAACAAAGGTCGCGGTAAACGTCGTCACCCATACCGGCTCAGCGACGTTCGTTACCGTGACGGTGTATACCTTGGGCATGTCCGTAACCACCGGATCGACGCCGCTGACCGTCACCGCGATCCCGTATGAAGCACCGGCCTCAAAGTCGAGCGCACCAGCAACGGTCAGATCGTTGCCAGTGATCGCGAACCTACCGCCCGCGTTATTGGTCAGAGTGTAAACCGGCGTGCCGGTGAACTTGTTCACGGTGGAGAACGTCCCGACCACGGTGCCGAGTGCGGAGTTCTCCGGGACCGGATTCAACACCGCATCGATCTCTGGCGGCGAGACATCTGAGTAATCGAAGATGATCTCGGTGTGCGCTGGCTTCCAGCGGTTGAGCAGGCACGCCAAATCTTCGGCAATTTTAATACGCAAATGAGGATCGACGCCGGTTTGTCCGCCGCCTGCGCCAACCCGGAACCAAATCAGGCCGAGTGATCCGACATGAACGGTCCAATAGAAACGGTTGGATGGAGGGCCAAGCCCGTACTGCGGCCAGCCGGATAGTTCGCCGTCTACGTCGGGGTCATAAACCTTATCCCCCTTCGCGTTCATGATTGGCTGACCCCACTCATTGACCATGGGATCAGGCGCAAAATCTTTATCGGTTCTGCTGTCGCCGCAGCGATCCATCCCGACGACCCACACCCGGTACTCGGTGATCGTGATCGTGTAGCCAAGACTGGCGGCAACCCCGATAAAGAACTCGCGCGACTGAGCGCCGAGCAGTGTCATCCGCGTGACCAGTGCCTGCTGACGTTCGCCAATGGTCTGCGGTGCTTCGTAGCAAGGATCAGGCAGGCCCCAGTTGCGTTCCCAATCCGGTAACAGTTCAAGCGTGATACGCGGATCGCTCTCTTGCTCCAGCAAGTCGGCGGCCCGCCTATCGACAACCCCCCAGTATTCGCAAAGCCCGGCACAGACTTTGTACAGCAGCGTTCCCGGTTGGCGCGGCCATGCCTCGCCCTGCGGCAGCAGCGCCATGAAGGCGTGCTGATAATCCGACCCGCTCCTGCGAACGTGCCGGTCGTTACTCATCGTAGAGTATCGTTTCTAGGACTGCCATGTGACCGACTGACTCCATGACAAAGTCATCCGTGGTCACAAGCTCAAACGACTGGACGCTGGGCGCATTCAGGATGGCGTTGCTGATCCACGCCGCATAGATCGTTTGCCCCGGTGCAGCGTTGGCGAACAGCATGCGCTCGACGCTGGCTTCAATCTCGGTCTTCGCGGCGGTTCTCGCGGCTACGGTATCCGGGACTGTAACGAGATCAGCAATTGTGATGCTGAGGTACTGCTGGATCGGAGCGAACACATAGCAGTCCATGACGGTGACCGGACGCATCTTGTCGATGTAAACCTTGACCTCTTCTATGTCTTCCGATGTCGGCCAGCCCTTGCTTTCTTCATAGGCCGGGTCTTCCGGGTCCATCAGAAACCGCACCGTGATGGTGCCTGGCCCCTGTTCCGCCTCGGCCCACGCGCGGTCTACGCCGGGGCACGCCAACGCCCACCGGACATAGTCTTCCGCCGAACCGCCCATGGGCGGATTGCGGATGCGTTGCAGGATGCGTCGGCGCAACTGATCGTCGGTTTCCGCATTGGCTCCACCATCGACCACGATGACCACTGCTTGCCCGTCAACGCCGCTGATGGCTTCTACAAATTGCAGCCCATCGCCGGGGAAACGGTTGCCGTCACGCCCATAACTGAGAGCACGAACCGGGACAGGGACTCCGGTTGGAGTCACCAAGACCTCGACCGTCGTTTCGTACTGCAAGTCATCGCTGCTGGTCAGGCGGGACGAGACGGGGACCGCGATCCCATCGACGCCCGTCACCGTCGCTTGACCCGAAGCAAGCGCTCCCAGCTTACGGCCCGTGGTGTCATCGGCGTTGACCAGCCAGATGTCGCCGTGCCGGTCGAGCCACTCCCTCTCGGCGGTGTCCGGCATTAATTGAAGTGCCAGCCAGTCAATGTAGCGCAGGGTCAGATGAGCCAGCGCCGCCATGGCATCGGCCATGACACGCAGCACGCTATTGCTGACGAACGATGCGCGACCCAAGCTCGTGGTGATCTCACCCCGAACCGTTTCGCGAACCGAACGCAGCGAGGGAGTTGACCATGGCATTGGGTTAAATCCTGATTTCTTCCCACAAGTCGTGGAAGCGCAACTCGATCTGCGGAAGCGGCCCCCGATAAATTCGCACCGAGACGTTGATCCTCTCGGTGCTGCCTCTTGTTGCCTCGACTTCAATGCTGCGGCACATACGCCTGTCGATCATCGGCTGGAGCGCGATCCGGCAATACTCCTCGGCCCTTACCAGCGTGGAGCCTTCTCTTGCTTCTGCTGGCGTGATCTTGGCCCGGCTCAGCAGCCATATCTTAGCTCCTATCGGCCAGCCATCCCAGATCGTCTCGGCATCCATGTCGCCCCACCAGCCGCGCCGGTCTGTGCTGTCCGGGTCCGGCAAGATATCGTCCGGTTCGACCAAGGCATGAGTCAGCAGCGCGACTTTGACGACGTTGACCAGTTCCTCGGTTTCATCGAGCGTGTTGTCAGGCTTCAGCAGCCAGTCCATCCAGATGGCGTGAAGGCTCACGATGTTGCCTTCAAGGTCCGGGCCGGTCCCGTCAGTATCCCTGATGTTGATGACCCTGATCTCTGCCATATCACACGCTCAGGGCCACGACGTTTCGCTGCATGAAGGCCGGATGCACGGTGTCGTTCTCTGCGATCAGTTCCTCGCTGCGGGACGGGTCCGCATAGATGCGGTTCGACATCGTCAGCGCCGGATAGTTGATCGGGAACTGGTAGTTCACGATGCGAGGCAGGACACGCCGCGTGGCCGCCAGATGCTGGATCATGAGAGCCGCCAGCGCGACGAAATTCCTGTTGTCGGAGACAACGAAAAAGTCCGCCATATCCAGCTTAATGTCCTCAACAACCAAAGCCATCCGGTCGATGACAGCATCAACATCGCTCTGACTTTTGAACTCCATGGCGGTGATGATCTTCGACTGTTGGGCAAACGAAAAGATAATCGCCGCGTTCACGACGTTGCGCCCCAACGAATAAACCGGCGCTTCCGTAGACATCGTCGTCCGCACGTTGTCCATCGAGTCCAGCGTGGCACCAGCCAAGAAGGCAGTCCTGAAACAATCAAGAAGCGCCAAGCCAAGCACCCGTTGATCGATCAGGTCGTTGAAGTTGGCCATGTACCGGCCCATAGCTCCCCGCAGATCAGCGCCAGCCTGACCCGACGCCGACAACGGAAAGGTGATCAACTGAGTCATAATCCGCGCTGAGATGGCTTTAGCTTCACCGCGCTCTGACTGAATCATATTTCATCCGTGCGGAGTTTGGTGTCGGGTTTTGGTGGCGTATCGACAACGACGGCTGCGTCCTTCTCCGTTTCCACCGCCTTGTTTTCTGTCTGAGCCTTGCTGTCTGTCTGCTGCACCGTATTGCCGGAACTGCCAAGCTCGACAAACGCCATCTCGAATGTGCAGTAGCCACCACGTTCGCGTGTCTCGGTCACCGAGAATCGCTCGCAAATGAACTTCCGTGGCTCTGCCAGATACGGGTCGATCAGCGTACCGCCTTCGCCCTCCAGAGCCTTCACCAAGGCCCGCTTGGTCAAGTGGTAGTTCGGCCCGATCAGGTAGCCGGTCATCTGATAACGATAAGCGTGGCGGCCCATTGCCTCTGCAAAGGGTTCGTCACGCTTTGGATATTCGTGCAGCACAGTGCGCTGGCCGCCGCTGCGGGCTTGCTGCTCGACATGAAACCGCACACTGGCAAACGAAGCCGGGACCAACCTCATCCGCCATGGTGCGGGGGCTACCTCTCGGATGGTTGCCATTTTATGTCGGGTCCGCTTTGGTCAGGATCGGCACCGTTGACCAGCACCCGCCTTCATCGACAAAGATCGCGTAAGCCCCAAACTTCATATGAACGTGGCTGTTGTCCACCACCATCGATTTGCTGGTGCCCCCGTTCTGACAAACGATCTTATCGCCCTTAATGATCACCCGAAACGTGCCGCCGCTCTCGTAAAGCTCCCAAGTGTTGCTACCCTTGTCGTAGTGGCCAACCATCTTGTCGCCAGTCCGAAGCTCGATGCGCTCTTTCGTGACGCGAACCTCGGTGTTCACCGAGTCGCCCTCGTGCTTGTACTTTTCTTTCTGCTGGCCGCCGGACGTTTCACCGGCACGGGTTGCCGCCGCCGGTCCAGAGGACTGTCCGTTGGACTCCTTCTTCTCGATCTTGTGGGTTTGCATTTTCTTGGTGACGTGACGCAGAGAAGCGAACCGAGTCTTGTTGTTCTTCTTATCCTTGACACTAGGACCGTCGAGCGAGACCACATAAGTCCCGTTCTCCTTGAACAGCACCATCTGCTCTGAACCATCCGGCGCGTAGTGAGCGCCCTCACCCTCGCTCATGCCATATGGCCGCACCCGCCGGTCATCGACAATGCCAACCGGATGCGAACGCTGGCCGTTGAGATAGAGCATGACGGCTTCGGCGGCTGCTCCCTTCGGCTGGTCGTCGTTGAAGTCAACCTCACCAGTCATGTTCCTTTCCGGCGTGACCTCTTCCTTCTTTTTCTCGGTCGGCTTTTTCTTCTCTTCCTCCTCCTGCTTCAGCGGAAAGGATGTCATGCCAACCATCTGCCAGCGTTCGAAGTCGGACGGCGTCTCGCTGTAATAGACATCCGCCTGCTTCACCTCTTGCATCAGATGGTCGTCATCGAACTCGCGGATGGTCGCCCGCGACATCGACATCTGCGCCTGCCGCGCCACTTGAGACAATGTCGTTCGGATCGCCATTTTTCCCTCAAATATCCGTTGGTGGATTAGCCGCTGGTAAAAAATCGGTGCCGGTGCTGGCGGCGGCGGCTGCTGCTGCTGCTGATCTTGGGTCAGCCGGAACGCCCGCACGCATCGCCGTGTCGTTCATCAACTCCAGAACAGTGCGGCTACCATGTGCGTTGTCCTGCGTGAACGTCACTGACTTGGACGTTAATTTTTCCGATCCATCCATGATCAGCATCGGTGAGATAACACGGACAGGCTGGTTTTCCTCCCACAGCCCACCGCTTGGCTTCAGCCAGCCATGCACCGTCGCGAACACCGTGACTTGATCGTTCGCCATAGTGTCGTGCTCCATGTTTCCACGACCCTTGAGATGGTTCTCGGTGAAGGCTGGAGTCTCAAGCGGAATGATCTGTGGCCGATACATATTCAAGCCTTCGATCAACTTATTAACCTTTATCTGAGCGGCATCAGGGCCGCTCGACGTGTTGTTGCCGGGACGTTGACCGGACGTGATCACCTTGTCAGCCATGTGCGAGTTGAAGATGATCTCGCGGCCCTCGATAATGTTCTTACCTTCAACCACAACGTCCCCCTCGCCTGAGGGCAGGCCGACGTTCGCGACCAGATCGCCCATAGGGGTGCTGCCGAACTTGACGTTCCCCAAAGCCCGCAGCGGCAACTCCAGCGCCTCCATAATCGACATGCCGTGCGGGATAGAAATGCGAGGAAATTTAATCTGCGGTAGCTGCCCGCCCCTAACAATAAAATTCATCTTCGGAAGCACCGGCTTCAACAGGGAGCGGGCGAACTGTTCGTAAGTGACGTTCTTCCACTCCATCGTTTTGGAGGCGACCCCGGCATGCTGAAGGTTCTCGGTCTTGCCGCTGCCTTGAATTTCAATGTGATGCCGGTGGGCGTCGTAGAACACTTGCCGCGACGACACATAGCCATAAACGACAGGGATACCGGCAAGCCTAACCAGACAAATATCGCCGGGCCGGATACGCAGCGCCGCGTAATTCTTGACTAGCGGCATTCCTTCGGAACAAGTAAAGCGAAAAATGCGATGAGGGGTCTCGATCATTTGCACCTTCACCGACACGGTTTCCCAGTCCCGGTAAAGCTGGCCGTTGATTTCGAGGACGCATGACAGATTATCGCTGCTGTACCCAAAGGCCCGCAGTGGATTAGGACGTGGAAGCGGCACCTCTGCTTGTGTCGTTCCCTTGACAGTGACCTCTGGTAGCTCGACAACATCATCAGCCATCTTAGGCGGTCCATCTGGTGTAATCAGAACTGCCGGGGAGCACCGCGTTGCGATGCACGGACGACCCTTGAGAGAAACCCGCTGTCCTAAGTGGAAGGAAAATCTCGCCAGCCTCCTTCACCCTTTGCATCGCGCCGAAGTCCACGCTCGCCTTGACGTTGCCATCGCGGCGAGATGACTGAGGGCCGCCGCCTCTACTGTTGGCTCTATCGAGGGCTGGCCGATACGAGAAATTCGTGTCGGTCGGGAACGACTTCATCGAAGGATAGCCGAACTCCTTCGCCAACGGCGCATTGATATCGATGCCGCGCTTCGTCCACTTCGCCGGGCCAACATCAGTCTGCTGAGTCAGAATCTCCTTCCCGGTGTTTTCGTCGCGCACATAGAACCACTGCCCCAGCGTTGACCGGCTTGGCAACGCAATGCCGGGGACGGATGCTGGCTTCCCAGACGCCGTGACCCGGTCATTGAACCACGATGCGCGAACGGTCCTCCCGCCCGCCGGTCGCGCCGACTGTGGCGTACCACCCGGCACCGCATCACGGTTCGGGGTGACGTAGCTGGGAACCGGCGTTCCCTGCGGCCCGCCGGGCACGACAATTGGAGCATTTGGCTGACCCGCTCGCGCTGCTGCCGCCCGCTGTTCAGCCTCCTTACCAGCCCAGCGAACATCGAAGCCGCTCAGGCTGCGCCGCCGCCTGCCGCCAGTATCGATGATGATCGCGCTGTTGGTCTTAGGATCGTAGGTGCCGGGCACCACGGTCATAACATGGCTTCCGGTCGATCCGATCCGCACGTTGGTCTTGGTCGCGGTCAGACTGCCAAACGACCGGCCCGGCTCGTTGATGCCAGCGCCGGGGATGCTCTCGCCTATGGTTCGCCATTGCGATGCGATGGGGTACCCCTTCGGCACCGGGAAACCTGACCCGCCTACCAGTACACGGGTGACATCGCCGCACCACGCGCTATCCACCCGATATCCATTGGCAGTCATCAGCCTCCGCATCCCGACCGTATCGCCACGCGCCGCAAATTCTTGTAGTCGGCCCACCGTAACAGGATCGACCCCCTTGCCGGATTTATCGGTGAGGCCACCACCCGGCGCACCGCCGCCGGTAGTTGGACCGCCGGTAGTTGGACCGCCAGTAGTTGGGTCGCCAGTAGTCTGACCGCTCCTACTTGTGGGAGAATCACCAAGGCTCGCTACCAAGTTTTTGTTGCCGCCGGTCATATCAGTCAAAATATCGCGGATGCTGATCAGCGTCTGGTTGGTCTCCTTCTCCGTCTCACCCACGTCCTTGAACGCATCAGCGAACACCTTCGGTGTCGGCGCGGATGCCAACTGCATATTCAATGGAAGGCTGCTCTGGCCGCCCCCGCCGCCACCACCACCGCGACCACGCGGCGGCACCGTAATCCGCAAACCGGGTTCGGTCGTACCGGGCGAGGCAGTGCCGGGGCCGGGAGTCGGGTCAGCACCAGCGCCGGGGGGTCCGGGTGTCGCAGCGCCAGTGCCAGCACCAGTGCCGATAGTCGGGTTAAAGAGCGCATCAAGGCCACGGGGAGTCTGCAAACGAGTTCTGACGTGATCGCTGAGCTTGTTGGTTTGCGTGATGAGGAAGTTGGCGGCCCTCCTTCCGATTTCTTCCGCCCTGTGCTCAAGGTCAGCCTCTTCTTTCCTCCACTTTTTCGCCTCGGCTTCAGTGAGCGAGGTGGTCTTGATTAACTGTCTGCGATATTCCTCCCAGTCCGTGAACTGTGACGGGGCTTGGCCGAGCACATACTTGGTAAAATATTCGGAACGCGACCTTCCCTTTTCGCCTAAGGCGTTCAGTTCCTGCACATGGGCGATAAGCAGTTCAAACGCTTGATCGATGTTGCCTTCCCTGACTGACCTCAGTAAGCCAGCGCCGAGCTTGGGGTCGTCATAGAGCGCCATCCGACGCCAGAAATCGGAGTGGACATCGCGCGTTCGCAAATCTTGAAGCTGACCGCCAATGTTGGTGATGAACTGCTTGGTCGCTTCTTCCGAGACACCCTTCCTTGAAAGGAGTTGCTTCAACTCTCCGATCTTTGCAGTCGTGAGACCAATGTCCGCCGTCAGCAACGACAACTCAACGCGCTGCTGAGCAAAGCTCGACAACGACTTGCCGACAGCGAGAAAGGCAGCAGCGAGACCGAGCGGCCCCTTCAAGGCGTTGGTCAGTCCGGTAATGGACTTGGTGAACTTATCGACCCCCTCGCCTGCCTTACCGCTACCAACGCCCGCCTCGCTTCCCTTTTCCCTTATTCTTCCAAGAGCGTCAGAGCCCTTGCGTCCGGTCTCGGTAAGCTTGCGGCTGATGTTGTCGATCTCGCGACTGATGCTCCGCAGCGTTTGCGAGGCGGTGTCCCGCAGTACGACTTCGATATCGACCTGTTTGTCGTCGTCAGCCATTAGATGGCCCCAAGCTGCCGGGTCTTATTGACCGTGAAGTTATCGAAGCCTTCGCCCTCGGCGTTGGTCTCGACACCTTCCGGTACGTTATTGAAAATAATCTGTGCGCCGAGCGATCCGCCGCCGCCACCGAGTTCTCTGTCGAGCATGGTGCGGGAACTGATCCGATGACCAGTCTCCGGCCCAAATGGCGGCTCAAATTCCGCTGAAGGCGGAAATATTCTCTGCTGTCCCTCAAACTCCTGCTCTTTCATCCGAAGATCGAAGATCGACGGCCTTTCTGGATCAGTCACATCATCGGTTCGCCCCTCAGGTATTCCGACTCCAACCCCCCAATCGCCGGTCAGAGCTTTGTTCAGAGCCTCCCAGTTTTCCTCAGGGGTGCCGCCACCGAACCGCTCACGCGGTTGCGCCACATACCCCTCTGGGGTATGCCGAAACTGCGGCCAAAAGCCGAAGCGCTCATTGAAGGACGAAGTGCCGCCATCGCCCAGTGGGCGTCGGAAGCGCTCGAATGACGAAGTATCAATATTGCCGCTCTCGCCAGCCCTGATCACCTCAGGACCGCTAGCGCCGATAATCTGCGAGCCGCCGGATGAAAACAACATTTCCGGTCCCTTCTCACCGACCATGTACGAGCGCCCCGGCAGCACCGATCCGCCGACCCAGCGCTTCTCGATGGACTCCTTATTTTGAGCACCCTGAAATATGCTCAGTATTTCTTTCATGAGTTCGAGCGTGTTTTCGTTCCTCTTCTTGAAATCCTCGATCTCCGCTGCGGTGAGCGGCGGGAGTCCACGAGCCTCACGGGCGCGTGGGTCTATGACCATGGTGTGAGCATCAATAAGCGCTGAAGCGACACCCAAGTACCGGTTCGCCGTCACGACCGCGCCCATCTTCACCGTTGTGAATATATTGCCCACCACCGTCCAGAAATCCCAGTAGCCCGCGAAATAACTCTTCACTTCCTTAATCGCCATTTGCTGGGATGGGTGAACGGTTTTCAACGTCTCGGTTAAATCCTTGAAGAAAGATGGCCGCATCTTCAACGCATCCGCGATCCTTATCGCCTGCCTTGCGGCTTCCTGAGCGTCGGGACCACCAGCAGCAGCAACCTTGTTGAGTTCGGTGACGCGGTTGATCGCCGCCATGGTCCCGGCTTGGCGATCACCACCGATGGCGAAATTCTCCATCGTTTTTGCAAGATTGCCTTCCCCGATCCTATCCAGTTCCTTGGCCAGCAAACTGCCCTTGCCAAAGGCCATTTCGCTCATCGCGTTGCCGACCCGCCTTATGTTTTCTTCCGCCTCCCCGTCTTCGATGCCCAGTTTCTTCTGGGCCTGTCGCAATACGTCAATAAAATGCTGCGGAAACCCCGTGTCCTCGACCAGCGCCTTTAACGCAACACTTTTTTTCACCTCTCCGGTGACAGCATCCATTACAAACGCCGTTGCAGCAAACACGAAAGCGAACCTGCCAGCCGGTCCAGACAGCCTTGCAACCAATGGCAGTATTCTCTCGGCATGTGCCGTGGCTTCTTGCGCCCCCTCCTCCGACAGCTTGCGTATGCCTTCGGTGCTTTCCTTTATTTTCTTGAACGTCTCGCCAGCGCCTTCGCTGCCAGCGCCTTCGCCAGCAACCTTGCCAACCGACTTGTTTATTTTCTCCAGATTGTCGGCAACGGTCTTCAGCGTGAGCGAGACCGTGTCCCGGATCACCAGTTCGAGTTCGATGCGTTTATCAACCGCCATCGTCTTCCTGCTCTCGCGACATCTCGATGAGCTTCGCGGTCCACATCATGTGACGGTTAACTTTGGAAAGCGGCAACGTCAAAAATTCATCAGGGGGCCGACCGTAATATTTCGCCAGCCTGTAGCAATCAAGGATCACCCCCTCTACAGGTCCGGCATGAAAAAACTTGCGAGGTTCCACGCCGCGTTATTCCAGTCACGGGGGTTCATCTGCCTGATGGTCGATGGCGGCACCGCAGCCAGCGTTGACATCATCGCAGACATAGCCTTGGTGTCGAACGACATCTTCGGGGTGTCCCCGGAATTGAAATCGAGGCTAACCGGGTTACCACACTTCTCGATGTCGCCAGCCGTCGGCTCACGGAAACGCAGTTCTTTGATCTCGTCGCCGTGTGCCATTACCGGCTTACGCAACGTGATCACAATATCGGCGGTCGCCGCGCCGTTGGCCTGCTTGGTCTCAGCCGTGGCGTCGGCCTTAGGTTCGTCAGCCATTGACCCTCCGCTACATCAACTCATCGCAGCTTACGCCTTCCCACTTGACACGGACCATGCCGTCGCGGGCGTTGATGGCAAGGGCCGAGACGCACCAGCCCTCACGCAACACATAGGTCGAACCGTTCGCCAGTTCGGCTGTGACCGTGACGTTGACCTGAGCCTCGAAGTCCTCAATGGCGAGTCCGACCGCTGTTGACACGTCGCCTTCAATGGAAGGCACACGCGGAAGCTCGCTGTAGCCGTGGATGTAATCCTGACCGGCGATGCCAGCGCGTTCGATCACAGACGGCGTGACCGTGAAGTTGCCCCGAAGCGGATACTGATTGGCATCCACCTTGAGGAAGGCAATTCCAGCTATGCGTTGCGCCATTGCGCTCTCCTGTTGCTACAAATTTACGACGACGCAAAACTAAGCGGCGATCTCCGTATCAATCCCACGATTGTACTGGAGCCTGAACTGCGCCAGCACGGCGAAGATGCGGAGTCCGTTCACCAGATCAGGCGGGTACAAGACGTTAATCCGGTTCGGATCGTTCGGATCGCGCTCCACGATAAGGTTCTCCTTGAACGCCTTGCCGTTCTCCACCAGACCGACGAACTCATCGATCCGGTACTGCGCGACAAGCTCAGCCTTGATGATCTTCGGCGTCACAATAGCCTGACCGGCACCGAACCGGGTGCCGTCGTCAGCCAGCTTGTGCCTCGGATACTTGCTGGTGATCGCGTGCCGCTGGTTGCGGAGAAGCTTCGTCAACGTCGCCATCGTGGTGACAAGCTCGTAGGCGTCGTCGGTGTTGCCATACAGGTTCTTGGTGTACGTCGTGGTTTCCCGCATGATCACCGGGACCGTGGTCATCGTGCGCTGCGTGGCTATGCCCGCGTAGGCTTGCTGATTCAACTGCGACAACAGGAAACGCTCGTTTCCCTTCGCAGGCAAACAGCCATCCAGTGACAACGTCTGCAACGGACGCGCCGGATCGTTGAGCAGGGCGCGTGCCGCCTTGCCGGTGTACGCCGCCGCCCACTCGTAGGCTGGCGTCGGACTCCCGATAGTACCGGGAACTGCGGTAGGCCCCTCGATCCCCAGCACCGACAAATGAGGACTGTTGCGAACATCGCTTGATGGAATAGCCGGATCACTCCACTCGCAGAGAGTGGCTGATGTCCCACGCCTTGCACTAAACAACTGCCCGTAGTGCTGGCGGATAAATCCCCACCGTCCCGTGTCCGAGAAACCGAACTCGGCCTCCCAGTCAGTCAGCGATGTCGGATCAGTGAACGGCAAACAGACCCAATCGACGGACGATTCGCCAAGCGCCAAGATTGCATCGAGGTGATTCTGATGCGTCGGATCGCCAGTACCGAGCGTCGGTGCGGGGTAAGTCAGTGTAATGCCAGTAGGCAACATCTCACCGCCGACCGTGCCGTAGTAATTATCTGTAACGATGACCTCGTTGCTGACGGTGCCCTTGAACTTGGTAGTCAGGGTAACGATGTTGGTCGCCGCCGATGCCGTGACCGGCAGACTCTTGATCTTGTTAACCTCAGCCGCAATGCTTGTTGCGATGGCAGCAGCCGTAGCCCCCGCCGCAACATAAGTCTGCACAATCTGCCCGGCGATATAGAGATCGACAGTGCCAGCGCTGGTTGCTGTCGTCCCTCCAATCGTGATTGTTCTGACAGTGGCGCTGCCGGTCACATCTGGATAAGGCAGGCCCCAAACCTCGTTCGCCCAGTTGTTGGCGAAGTAGGTGCGGAACATACAGGCAAGCATCGAGCCGGGACCGAAGTAGGCATCCGCCTGTGCCTGCGAAGCCACCGGCACCGGGACCAAGGATGCGGCAGACCCTCCAGTCGCGCCAGCCGGGTTCATGGTTCCGATCAACATAGAGCGACCGGGAAACGTCGGGAAGCCAGCCTTGGATGGATCAACCTCCACCCAGTATAAGGGCATGCGCCAATTTTGTGGAATGCTGGAAAACGAGATAGGCATTTTCATTTCTCCTTCATGAGATTGATGCGAGCCTTGCCCGCTTTGACAGCTTCACTCATTCTTTCACGCTCGCCTGCTTTCGTGTAGCGCATCTTTGCTGCGGCACTCATCGCTGCACGATGTGCCTCAGACTTCGGCACACCAATTGTTGATGCGCTATGCTTACGCCGTGACGCTTCACTATGAACTTGCCCCATGCTTGCCTTACGCAACTTCTCATTCCACGCGCCAGACCGCCTCGCCTCTTGTGCAGCAGCCGACTCAGCCGCTCTCTGCTCTGGTGTTCGCCGCTTCAGCGCCGCCGCACTCATCCGCGCCCGCACCTCCAAGGTGAACTCAACAACCGGCTTCCCGCCCTGCGCCTGATTCCAACCGACGCCCGGCACCGGTCGCAGCGTATGCTCCATCGCCAAGCACTCGGCCTTCGTGCCGGTGAAGATGATCGACCACTCGAAGTTAGGCGGAAAGCGCTTGTTGCGTTGATGCTTCGCTAGTCTTGTCGTCCAAGCGCCGCTGATGCCGACATAGCCGTGCTGCTGCAAGCAGATGCAGTAGGCGTCATGCAGCCAATAGACAACCCACTCAGCCACGACTACTCCCTCGACCGGCCCTTCTTGGCGGTCTGCTCCTCAGGCGGCGGCGCTTCCGGGGCGGACGCGGGCGGCGCTTCTGGGGCTTGAGCAGATTGAGCGCCAGCGCCGGGGTCTTCCGCCGTCACGTCACCATCGAGCATGGTGCGACGGGTGAACGGATCATCGGGCCAATCGGCTGGCCCTTCATCCTGAAAACCAACGCCATTTGCATGACGCAACACCCTGCGGATACCTTCGCTTCTCGGCCAGACTTTCATTTTCATCATCCTTCTAATTCTGAGGGAGATCGTACTCTACGACTGTTTGCCGAATCTCGGCAGGGTCGCTACCTGCCGGATACCGCGTTTCGACGTGCATCGTCCTGAACTCGTCTTCGATATTCGGCTCGTAGTAAAGGGTGCCGAGATCGCATGTCAGTGTGAAGCGCATTTCGGCAACCGGTGTCGCATTATCGGCACCGGCATTGCCGAACTGATGCGAGCGGTTGCCGCGCGTGAACGCTTGGATCGCCACCTCGCCCGGCTTCCCGACATTCTTCCAATTGTAGAGCGTTGTATCGGTAAAGAGACCGACCGTCAGGACGTTCCACGCTTGATCGAGCGTGTACTCGGCGGCTGGAGCGTTATTGTTCTGCACGATAACAGAAACGCCGTACATCGCCATCGAGCGAAACCGAACCTCACCGTGGTTAGGATCGCCATCCGGGGTGAGGTCTTCATTGATGAAATAGACACCGACGAACGGGATGCTGGCGGTCTCGATGGTCCTCGATTTATCCGTGCTGAAATTGAACCCCGAAAAGAACCGCATCGCTTTCATGCGGGCGACGATCTTGTCGCGCACAATGATGGCCTCCGTGCTGGCAGTAGGCGTCAAGGAAATAGCGGTCGCCTTGCCCTTGCCACCGCTGATGCCCTTGCCGCCGATTATCACGGCTTGCTCTCTACGATGTGCCTAAGCGTCAATGTGGTTTCGCCGCCGCCGTTTGGATCGCTGTCCACGATGACGAACGGCCCCCTCGCCGGTATCCCGGAAGGATCGCCGCCGACATCGACCCGGTCGCCCTGCTTCGGCAGCACCGTGTATTCGTCATCGCGGATGTCGAGAACAACCCGCGTCTCCGAGATCACCGATCCGTCTTCCGCCATCACGTCGATGGGGTCCGTGTCCATGATGCCGCGCCCCTCGAACGGCGCACCGCCACCCTGCGGTGTGAACGTCACCGGACGGCTGAACGTGTTCTGCGCGTAAACGTACACCATCTGTGAATAGTTGATGGCCATTTTAGATCGCGTCCCCGGTTGGGTTCTTCCGCCGCCTCTTCTTTGGAGCCTTCATCAGATCGCGCAGCATCCGGCGAGTCGCGATCTTCCTCATCTTCCGCAGCTTACGCCTTCTCAACGTCAGGCGACCAGCCCTGCGCTTGCCCCGGTACTTCAATTGCTCTGCGATGTATTCGAGCCGTCCGGGTATCCAGCGCCCGCGAACGTCGCGCGGCTGTGAACGCCAGTCGTGCTGCCATTGCTGATCGAGCCAGTCCTCACGGGAAGCCGCCCAACTGCTGGCCTGCCAAGTGCCGGGTTTTGCGCCGTGCCTAGACCGTTTTGCTCCACCCCGACCCTTGCCACCGAACGCCCTGCCGATCTTGCGGAGCATCCCGGAGTAGGGAAGCTGGGCTGGCTTAAACCCGCTGATGAACTTGTTGCGGGCCTTGTCGAACTCGCTTTCCCCGCCGGTATCAATCGCCTTCGTAACGCGCTGAGAGCTACTCAGGGGGCCGCCGACAAAATCCATAATCAGGTCTTCGCCCATGCCCTCAAGTTTCTTGAGAAGCACGTCCCCCAATAAATCTTCCCTGCCCTCCAGCAGCTTGTCGATCACCCCCGCCGCAAACTGGATGCTGAACGGCATCAAATCTCCATGCGGGTGAAACGCTCCAGTAATGCTTTCATCGAACGTGTCGCTGCCGACCCACCGCCGCCGCTGCTCGATCCGGCTGACGACTTCAGCGCTGCGTTGGGATCGAAATAGATCACCCGGCTTTCCTTGTGACCGACCATGCGGATGGTGGAGTCACCACGGATCGAGGCGTAGTAGGCTTCGCGCACCGCGAGGATCGACGCCTGCCGCAGCGCGGGCGGCGACTCGAACGGCAGTTCGTATCCGCCGGTATAGGTGACGGTGGTCGCCTCGGAGAAATAGCCGCCGCCGACGCCGAGCAATTTCCCCGACAGCTTGTCAAGCTGGTAATCCGCCGGGGCGAACGGTGCCCCGTTGACGCTGAGGATTTCCTTGACCGGGTAGCGCTCCAGAAACAGCTTGCCGTGGCCTTCCATGCCGTAGAAGGTTTCTTCAACTGTCTCCTGCGCCAGCACCCGGTTGCAGTAGCGGGCGATCTCATCCGACGCCCTGACCACGATGAACTTGATCAGGTCGTCGCTCTTTTCATCAGTCAGGCCGAGTGAGTTCTTCGCCTCGAACAAGGTGATCAGCGAGAGTTCAGTCGCCGGTTTGATGACGTTGATCACCGTGTGCATCAGCGTATCTCCATTTGAAACTGATCAAACAGATCACGCACCGAGCACGGCGGCCCACGACTGCCATCGCTCATGACGGGAGCAAGGATGTAGCTTCTCCGGTCAACATCCCAGCCGACGATCTCCAAACCAGCCGGTCCATCCTTGCCGCGCTCACCCTTCTCACCGCGCTCACCGGGCTTGCCGGTCCTGCCGATACCGGGGCCAGCCTTCCAGTCCGGGCCGGGACAGGCACCGGGCTTGTCCTTCAGCGCGACGTGCCAAGTGTGATCGACCGTCACCACGTCGAGGTATTTGTAGTCCGCGACCATGTCGCTGTAGGTGCCCTTGATCGTCAGCGACCGGCCATCGACGCCATCCTTGCCGGGCAACCCGGAGCGTGCGAGGCAGACCCAGTCCGAGCCGACGTTCGGCGCACGCGAAGTGTCCTGCATCGCTTGGTACAGACCGCCGTCATAGGTAACCACGTCACCGTCATAGGAGACGCCGTCCTTCCACGCCCTGACCTTTGGTAGCCTTCCGGGTGTCCCGTCGAAGCCCTTCTCACCACGCTCGCCGCGTGGCCCAATCACGCCATCCCTGCCGGGAGAACCGTCGATGCCGGAATCGCCCTTCATGCCGCGCAGGCCCTGAAGCCCCATCTCGCCGCGAGCGCCCGGCGCACCGTCCCTGCCGACCATGCCGGGCGGGCCTGCTTCGCCGCGCTCACCCTTCTCGCCGCGAGCGCCATCCTTACCGACAATGCCCGGCGAACCGTCCTTGCCGTTGATGCCGGGCGGGCCGCGCTCACCGATCATGCCGGGCAAGCCGGTGTCGCCCTTATCACCCTTGAGGCCGGGAGCACCGTCCTTGCCGACAATGCCCGGCGCACCGCGTTCACCACGCTCACCACGTTCGCCGCGCTGGCCGTTCAGGCCCGGCGCACCGTTGATGCCGTTTTTGCCGGGCGTCCCCTCAAGGCCCCGGAGACCTTGTAGGCCAATGGCCCCTCGCGCACCGGCTGGCCCTGCCTTGCCATCGATGCCGTTCCTGCCATCTGCTCCGTCTTTTCCCGGTGCCCCCGGTTCACCACGCGGCCCGGCGACTCCGTCTTGGCCGTCCTTGCCCGGTGCCCCATCCTTACCGTCATGTCCATCTTTGCCATCCTTCAGCGTTGCAAGCTTCTCCCGCAACTCCTTTTGCACACCGGTCAGCATCTCTTCCATTCTGACAAAGCGAAGCTCCAGCGCCATGTGCTGGTTCTTCGCCTCGGTGATTGCGTTGTTGATCTTTAGGTGCGCTTCCCGTTCGATGCGACCGGCGACCGCACCTAACTCAGCAGCGAGCATCTCAAATGGAGAGGTTACTGGCTTGGGAAGCGAAGAAAGATCGCCGGATGCGTTCAAGTTCATCGGCATCTGTCACGCCCTTCGATTCTGGTTTCGGGGCCTCCTCCTCCGAAGCAGCCGCTGGCGGCGACGACGGCGCTGGGGGCGCTGGAGGTGCCGCTGGTATTGCATTCGCCGCACTGAGCGGCACAACTTGCTGCTGGACACGGGGTTCGTCACCGGCTTCAACTTCCGGCATTTCAAATTCCGCTCGCGCTTCGTTCGGTGAGAAGATACCACCCTGAACGCCGCGCGTGTAACCCTCGACGCGCTGCACGAAAGCCGACCGCAGCAGCGCCCTTGTATCGAACTCGACGTACTCGTCGGGCTGTCCCTTGAGGCCGAAGAACAACCCAATGGACTCCTCGATGTGGTTGAGACAGAAGCCAAGGCCCGACGCAATCCATGCCCGCATCAGTTCTTCGGTCGCCGCACCGGAACCGCCGCCCAACCCTAGGATTTGCAACGGGATACGGAACGCCAAGGCGATACGCTGATCAGCCAGCTTCAGCACGTTGGCGAGTTGCATCTCTTCTGCGTTCTGCTGAGGGATCGCAACCGGCTTCAACCCTTGGGTCAGGATGGGCGTGCCACCGGCACCAAGCCCCTTCGACTGCTCGTCCCAGCGTTGCCTGACCAGTTCAACTTGCTCCTTGGTCAGCACCATGTCGGTCGAGAGCGTGACGCCGGGCCGGGCCTGATTGGAATAGAACTTGTATTGCTGCGCGACCATGCTGTCGGTCAGCGCGATGTCGCGAGCCACCGCGCACAGCGGACTCTCGCCCTTCAGGATATCGTAGCGGCTGGTCTGCAACTTGATGTGCAGCACGTCACGGGCTGGGACAATAAGCTGATCACCGATCAACCTGTCGGTCACCACGTTCCCGCTAAGCTGGTAGAACACGTCGCCGGTCACAGACACCATGGGCGCGGATGCGCGTGAGTCCATCAAGTGCAGGGCACTGACTTCGTACCGGCTGTTGCGCTCGCACAGCGCGTAGGCGTTGCCGTTCAGGTAAAGCCACCGCACCGCGTTGAGCAGGAAATCCGAAATGCTCTGGTATTCATTCGGCTTCCGCAGGATGCGGCAAAGCGCCGAGGTCGTGATCCGCTCACGTCCACCGTCGCCGGTAGACAGCCAGTGGTCGCCGGGGCACATCGCCACCGTCTGCGAGTAGGCCGATACGCAAGCCTCGACCAGCGCCGACGGCGAATAACTCTCAGCGTCGTACCCAAGCTGCCACCAATTCCAGTTGCTGCCGACATCCGCAGGAAGCCAGCCGCCCGTCACCGGCAACAGCCACGGGCCGGGTTTAGGCTGACCCTCCGTGGCTTTGCCGATAAACGGACTGGCAATCTTGGCGAGCCAGTTGGCCATTAGGGCTTCGCTGGAGTCGCTGAGCGCGTCTTGTACTGAGCGCCCTTGCCTGCCTCGATCTGCTTCGCGCCGATATAGGCCGAGTCTTCCGGCTGCTTGTAGGACTTCGCGGCGGCGACCGCATCCTCGTGGTTCACGCCCTGCGGCGGCGAACCGTCCCACTCATGCTCCTCGGTCAGCTTGCCAACAGCGGCAAGGTCCGTTTCTTCCTGCGTCGGTGTCGGCTTTGTCTTGTTTTGCCGCTCCATCGCTTCGGCGTTGGTCCTCTCCCGCTCCTGCCGGAAAGCCTTCACGTCGGCCTCGGCTTCCTTAGCCTTCTTCTCGCGGGCCTCCCTCGCGTTCTTGTTCGCCTCAAGCGCCGCCTGACGCTGCGCTTCAGTCATTCCGCCCAACGGGTGCGCGGTTGGTACTACGTCAGCCATAACGATCTCCTCTTCGGGTTTAAGTTTCCTTTTACTTCGCCACTTCCGTGAACTGGAACGTCAGCGTGTTGCTGATCTTGTCGCCGTTGCGGACGGTAATTGGCACCGAGAAAGCGCCGCTTGCCGTTGACGGCTTCACAAGCGTCGAAACCTGCGTAGCCGAAACGAACGTGGTTGGCTCATCGCCGCCGTTCCACACGATCACGCTGTTGGACGTAAAGCCTGTGCCGTTCACGGTCATGGTCACATCATTGCTGCCGACCACAGCACTGTTCGGAGTGAGCGAATTGAGAACCGGCGCGACCGTAGGCGGCGGCAACGTGCCGGGCGGCACCTCTGGCAAATCCGGCTTGGTGCCGTGGACGTTCTGAAGCGGCGAGCCGTCCCATTCATGCCGCTCGATATAAACGCCAGCCGCGGCAAGGTCCGTTTCTTCCTGCGTCGGTGTCGGCTTTACCTGCACGTTCTCTCCAACACGCGGCTGCGGTGTTTTTGGCCTAAGCGCCGTGGGCTTCACTGGAGGCATGGCGTTTCCTTTCAAGAAGTTCGGGGGCGCGAACAAACCAACGCGCCCCCGCCTTCATCCCTAGTTCCAAGTCATCGTTGTGACGGTGTGAACCATCCCAGTCCGACGCATGGCCCAGTTGATATCCATGATCATGCGGATACCGATGGTGTCGGTCTGCCACAGCGAACGAACCGGCGCAGCAACCGTGGCCGGGGTACCGACCGTGGAGATTTGCTGCGGGTTGCTGTCCTCCATGTGGAGAACAGCCTGATCGCTGACATCAAAGCGCGGCGTATCGCCGGTCGCGCTGATGAAGTCGGCGGCATCCATGAGGATCATGGAGTCCGGAGCAATCGTCGTGGACGTGATCACCGGATAGCCCATCAAAGTGCCATTCGTGATGTCGTCCATGAACGGGAAGTCGCCGCCAGCAGCCGCCTGCGTCAACTGAGCCGCAAGCGCATCGCCGGGGTTCATGATCCAGACCGGAGCACGAAGGTTGCCCTTCGAGGCAGTGATCAGAGAAGATGTGAGGCCCCTCAAATCACCGATCAACGCAGTGATACCGGCACCAGCAGTCGGCGTGACAACCGTCGCACCGTTCTTCAGACCGGCGGGCCGGATGGTCGTCGCCGCGTTGGCATCAACCAATATGGTATCAATCGCCAGAGCGGTATCCTCCAAGATCGCCTGCCGCACGATGCCCTCGATGGAGGGCGTCGAGTGTTCAGTGATCTCGCGGGTCAGCGTGGTGATCACACCCATCTTCTTGGGGGTGAGAGTGATCGCAGTGAACGCACCCTGCTTCACCGGAATCGCGGCACCCTGAAGGAAGAAGGCTCCACCAACAGTGGCCGTCGTGTTGCGGGAAGGCAGCGAGATGGTGCCGTTGCGGCCAAAGGTGAACGAACCTCCCTTGGCAGCAAGCTTCGGGTAGATCGACAGCGGCATCAGCGCCGCGATGAAGTCCCCGATGACAGTCTGCACCAGTTCAACGGCCCAACCTGTCGTCACGGTGTCGGCAGGAATCGCCGCCGCCTTCGTGACCAAGTTGGCCATCACCGCCCTTGTCTGCTCACTGTACTCGTTCTCACCATAGGTCGAGCGCAGCACGTCAAAGATGGACTGCTGACTCTTCATATCGTGGTGCTTCAGCGCGACGGTCACACCGCGCCAGAGGTGATCGAGCGGGCTGATCTTCTTGGCCGGGTACGCAAACGGGCGAGCGTTGTGAACGACCATGGCGGTCCCGGTGCCATTGCCGCTGGCCTTCGTATCAATGTTCGCCCTGACCGTCGCAGTCGCAAGCCTCACCTCGACGTTCTTAAGGCTTTCGAGGGACGCCTGCTGCTTCTCGATCTTCTCGGTCAGTTCCTTGGTGATGGTCAGCGCCTCTTCCGTGGGGTTCGAGTCGTCCACGGTCGCCATGTGCGTGTCGAGTTCATCCTGATACTTGACGATCCGCTGCTCGGTTTCTTCGATACGTTTACTGATAGGAACCATGGTCATGGTCCTTTTATGAGTAGTCCCGTTTTCGGCTGGCTTGCCGTTTGACCCGTGAGACTTTGTCACCGATCCCATGACGCCTTGCTTGGCGAAGACCAGTTCCATCGTTCCGCCGGAAACCCTGAGCGACTTCGCAATCGCTAGGGCATTGGGGTTGGCTGGCACCGCGACCAGACTGGTCTCGACCAGCACTTGCTTGGAATACAAATTTCCGTTGCCTGACTTATTGGTGCGCGGGCTGACCTCTAACGGAAGGAAGCCGACGCTGGTCGCGCACAGGATACCGGCATCGACCAGCGCCCTGATCTCATCGATCCTCGGACTCGTTCCCTTCGGTGCCAACTGAAGATGGCCGCGCAGCGCGCCGTTGCGAACGCTAATATCTTTCCAGCGACCGATAGGGAAGTCCGGGTTGTGGTTGAACAACGCGATGGGGTTCTTCTTGAAATCGTTCAAGACCCAGCCACCCGAATCCACACTATCGCCGTACCGATCAACCGTCGCGTCCGACAGGACGAACTCCATGTTCTCGACGGCAAGGGTCTCATGCGTTTTACGGATCACGGGCTTGGCCCCCTTCTCACGCCATACTGCATAGCACGCTGCGGCGCTCTGTTCAGTATCCTCATCGGGGTTTTCGTGCTGCCGCGCCGAGATGCAAGCGGAGACGAAATCGCTCTCGTTCTCATATTCTGATGGGCTTGGCATGGCTCTAATCCCCTAATAGTCGGCGTACTCCTCGCCTTCTTCCCACAATAAAAGGCACACATCCCTCGCCTCATCCTCATCCTCGGCCTCGCCGCTTGAGGTCATCGAGTCCACGCACTGATCGATGAAGATGCGCTTGTCGCTGGCGCTGCTCTTCAGCTTGGTCAGCTTACCGAGCGCCCGCTTGGCCTGAAGCAAGATACGCTGCTTTTCGATTGCGGAGTAGGGCATCGGGGCTTCTCCTTTGTCCTCGACCTTCTTCTCTGCGGGCTTCTCGTCCGCCTTGGGCTTAACGCCCTTCTCCTGAACTGGAGGCTCCTCATCAACGAACGACATCCACTCCATGTCGTCGTCGTAAAGTCTTTTGTTCATGCTGCTTCTGCCATCGTGATCTGGTAATACTCGCCGTACTCGTCGTCCTTCACCGGCTTCACATCCTCGATCTTGAACGTTTTTCCCATCTTAAGGATGACCTCGTTTTCATCGCCTGACCCGGCGACCTCAGCGAGCGGTTTCGGTATTTTATGGCCAGAACCCCTGAAAGCAAAAAGCACAGGAACCGCCTTATGGGTATCCTCGTGCCTCGACCCGCCCATAAATTCCTTGGCGTCCTCTATCCTCGAACTCGATGAGGAAAACTTTTCCAGCTTGGTAACCCTGCCGACGCCAGTCTGGTACTGCGTAAATGTTTCCTGCGTCATCCGCGTGCCGCGCCAGAACTGGCCGGTAACTTTCGGCATCTTTTCCACTACGTTCCCGAACGCCGGGTCGCTACGCATTTCCCGGTACCCGCTGCCCATCCAGTCGTAGACCTGTGCGCGATCCTTGGCGCTCAGGCCGTACTTGTCCACGCCTTCTTCGCTGACGCCCGCACCGGAACCGTCCTCTTCAGCGCCGCCACCGCCCGAACCGAACCGACCACGGTCATCGCGCGGATGCTTCGACTCATCCCAGTCCTTGATCCCGAGAAACCGTTCGGCCTCTGCGATGTCCGTCACTGACGGATTGTCACGAAGCCGCAGGCCGAGAGCGTCGGCCCGCACGATCAGCCAAGCCCAGTATTTCTTTTCCCGCTTAGCGTCTCGCTCAGCCAGCCACCGGGCGCGGTGCTTGTCCCGGATCGCCTGACGCTGTGGCGAGTCCTTGTCATCCTTCTGGCTTGGGTCAAGCCAATGGGGCAATTCCTCTTTGATCTCTTTGGCGAGAATGTCGATCTTGTATATCGCCATCACGCCTCCGCTCGCGGGTCACCGACGACCTGATGACCGATCTTGATCCTGTCGAACTCAGGTGCGGTGCCAGCCCAAGCATCCCAACCCTTCCATGCCGTGCCAGCGATCACAACCTCATGCTCACCCTGCACGTTGATGCCGTAGGCTGGCACCGAGACGACAGCGGTGCGAGGCACCGACGCCCGCAACACAACGCGACCGGCGTTGCCATCCCAAGCATTGGCGACCGTCCGGTTTGTCGTCGCTGACGCCGCCCCGTTGCGGTCAATGTGCATATCGGGAAGCCGCTCAAAATGCGTCATGTGTGTGTAGCCACCGCCCAAGTCCTCCGGTGGAGTACCAACCGTTTCGCGATGCTGCTCCGGGTTGTTTGGATCAGTCGTGTACTTCTGAACGAAGGCTTCTGCTTTTTCCCGATCTGGAAAATTGTTGGTGCTGTGCGCTTGATAGACGTTGTGAAACTTATCAACAAAACCAGAATAGTCCTTCCCGTATTTGGCGGCCTGATCTTCTGTGTACCTCTCAGCCTCCGCTATCGTGTCGAACGTCTTGACCGTTCTGACCGCAGCCCCCGGCGCAATCCCGCCAGTGTCAGGCTCAGGTATAATGTTCGTAATGGTTGGCTTCACCGAGTCCGGGATGTTGATCGCCCGATAAACCTCGACGGTTTCAAGACCGGCCTTCTTCAGCATGAACTGCGAGGTTTCCCACTTGCCACGCACATAGGCTTTGACGGCGTCGTAGGCTTTACCGGGCGCGGCGTTCGGCGCATAACCGGGAACGCCCGTCGGATTGAGGGTAACCATTGCCGGATTTAATCTGCCGCCGAGTTCATCAGCCGTCGCCCTCTGCAACAACTGGCCCTCTATACTGGTGGACGATCCCTTCCAGCCGTTCCACAGCATGTTATCCATCCGCGTGGCATCGCCACGGGCCTTCTCCACGCTGTCATACGCTCCGCGCTCCACCATGACTTGCGCGGCCCGTTCAACCGATAGATACCGAGCGACCTTCTGGGTCGCGGTGTAATCCGAAGAACTGTTTCCTTCCTGCATTGGATCAAGTTTGTTCGGCATATAAAACGTACCAGTCGCACCAGTGCCCGGCTTATCTCCGAAATAGTCGTCGTACTCCTGCTGCAAATTCTTGATCACATCGCTATGGGCTTCGGCAAAAGCGAACTTCTCTTTGTCGCTCATCTCGCTCCACGACTGCTCCTGATATTCGGCAACCGACTCGTTGAGGTAGTCTGGCGGCTCCAACTTATCCAGCACACTCTCGCCTTCCTTGGCGAAAGCCTTACTCAGTTCCTTGGTCAGCCCCTCGCGCATTTCCTTCGTCAAAAAATCTTCTGGCTTTTGCGGCTCGATCCCCGGAAGCGTCGGTGCGTCATCAAACCCTTCGGGCTTTAGTTTGCTGTCATCGAAGGAAATCTCCAGCCCTTTATGAAAGTCGTTGTATCCGCTGCCCTCGTAGGTAACGAGTAGCGCGGCAAACAACTGCTCCTTAGTGAACGGGATTCCCTCGTTGTCATCTATGAAATCCGAGATGGCGCTCTCAGCCCATTCGGTGTTTTCGCCCTGACCGAACTCATACTCCAATTGATTACCAGCATCGTCGGTCGCGCTATTCTCCTGCCAGCTTTCGACCTCGCTTTGATAGTACGAGTCTTGGGTGTGCGCCTTCCAATCCGTGAATACATATTCCTGCTGATCTTCGCTCATCGACGCCCATTCATCCGGCACGAACGGAGCGCTGTCTGGGTCTGGGGCTTCGGGCGGCTCTTCGACCTGAGCGTCCTTATTAAGCGCATCGCTCACGATCTTTTTCAGCGCCGGTTCTGCTTCGACGTATTCCTTTTCAAGCCGCTCTGCGGTCTGCTTATTCCATTCGTCGCCGCCGACAGCCATCGCTTCCGCTGAAGGCTCTGGTGTCTTGCCCTCACCTTCGCCCCTACCTTCATCATCCTTCTCGCTGCCGCCGCCGCTACCGGCGTGACTTTGCTGGTCGTGTTCATGCCCGCCGGGCGTATGCTTCTCGGTGATGGTGTCTTTCCAGTCCTCCTTTAACTCAGCAAAAATCTCAGGACCGAACACCAGTTCACCGGCATACGGCTCGATGGAGTCAACATCGATGTCTGGAGCGTCAAACGAAATGGTGACGTGCGGCTTGTAGTCCTCGTAGTCCCACGATGCACCGGCATCGACAATCTGTTGCCACCGATCAGTCAGAGCCTGCGACTCAAACCGCAGCACGACCGCTTCGCCATCCTCACCCAGTCGCTCAACGCTGCGCTTGCCGCCCGGCTCAATGGTGATCGTTGAAGTGTTGTCTCTCACTTCATCCCAATCGACCGGCGCACGGCTAAAGGCTACCGTGACGTGCATGTCGTCGGCAGTGATAGTTTTCTCGAAGCCTTGGCTTTTCGCCCAGTCGATGACCTCGCTGGCGTTAACCAGCGGACGGTTGACGTAGAGCGTTTTCGGTTCGGCCCGGTGAACTATCCTGCGATCTTCCCATTCGGAAAGGTCGATCAGTTCGGTGCCGGGGATGTGCTCGCCCTCATAGGCAACGATCTGCACACCGCCAGCCAGCGCTTCGGTGAGGGCCTTGAACGCTCTGAGGAAATTGGGGCGGACGAAGATCGTCCGGGAAGCTAGCGAGGTGTCGGATTCCGCGAGGGCTTTACCCCACCGATCATGAACCCCTTGCCAGATTTCTTTGCTGCCCGGAACTGGGGATCGTTCGATATTAGCTTCGTATATCTCTCGCGCGGCGTCTCGCGCTTCCCGGTCTGAGCCTTGGAAGTCATAAGGCGCTCCAACGAACTCGCCGCGCCCGAAGTAGACATCGATTTTGTTGTCTTCGCCATAACGCAATGCCGCCTGTTTGATTGCCTCTGACTGGTTGTTCTCAAGGTCCGCAACGTAGACGGTCGCACCAGTGGCAGTCGGTACTAATGTATGGTTTTCTATACCATCCGCAAGCAAGTTGGCGTGGATTTCTGTCAAGTTTCCTTGTGCCTCGAAATGTGCCAGCACGCTATCGTGCTCGTCATTCTCTTGGAAAATCAACACCGACTTCTGGTCCGCCACCCAGCCCCGCATCGACACGCTGAGCTTCATTTTCTCCCAGTCAGAGTCCCTAGTAACCGCCATTGTTGAGTTTTCAGCACCATCCTTCCATGCGCCAACAACGTCAAAGTGCGTGGCTGTAATGTCTAGCTGCTCGTTGATATCTTTCGTCGCGTCGTTCAGGACGCCTTGCCGGGCGCTGCCTAGCTCCTTCACTGCACCGTCAAATTTAAGCTCGCCAACGTTGGGTGAAACGAACTCGTAGCCGGGCCGCTCGCTGCTATCGCCGCCACCGCCGCCGAAACCGAACTTGCCATCCTCATCGCGGGGATGCTCGCTCTCATCCCAGTCGCGGAACACCTCACCGATATTGAAAGACTTGGCGGACTCATCCACGCCCTTGCGGCCCTTGCCACCCGTGAACTTGTCGGCCTCTTCCAGCAGCTTGGTGATTTTGATATCGACGCGAACGACGTGCATCTTGGTGTCGTTCTCAAGCTTGTTATCTGCGGCGTCGAGACCGAGCTTGGCCGCCCAAGCATGATGGCCGTCGAGGATGTAGTCGTCATCCGAGACGATGATCGACTTAACCTTGCCACCGTTCTCTTTGATCTTTTCCGCGCCGTGCGCGACCTTGCCGCCGTTCAATTCGTTCTGCGTGGCACGAAGGTGCGAAGCGAACTGCTTTTCCTTGCTGATCTTGTAGCCCTCGGACTTAAGGTACTTCTGGAAGTCCTTGGTCTGTTGCTCATCAAGCTGCGGCATCTCCACGCGTGGGATGCCCTTGGTGTCGGCGCAGAACAAGTTGGTGCCCTTGACGCCGACGTTGCATAGATTGAACACGGGCGCTTTCTCGCCCTTCTCGATCATCCTCTTGCTGACTTCACCGAGCTTTTGTATCAGCACCGACACCTTACGCGGCTGGTCAAGCTGGACCTTGCGATCTTCATGCAACGCACGCTGGGCGTCGTAGACGCTCTTGGTGTGGATCACGCCGTTCTTGACGTAGGCCGCCGCCGTGTAGCCCTTGCCGGGATGGTCGCCCTTGCCGCTGTCGCTATCGCCGCCGCCGTCACCGCCCCTGCCGTGACTCAACTGATCATGTTCGTGGCCGCCGGGGGTGTGCTTGAACACCTCGTCTAAAGATTTTGCCTTCTTCGGCTCTGGCGGCTTTACGCCTTCAACGGTCTGACCGAACCAAGGCTCGTCACGATCCAGCGTAAAGAGATCGGCAATTAAGGTTGAAATGGGTGGAGGGGTGTACGCCTTGGTAGCGCTCTCACCCTCAACCTTTTTCCGCAGCGACTCCAAATGGACGTTTGCTTCCCGCAGCGCCAACTGGCCCTCACCGACAGAAATACCGACGCGCCCGATTGCCCCTGCCCGAACGTCACCTATCGCGTAGACACCCGGAATCCCTGTCTCTAGGGTTTTTGAATCGGTCTGGAGCCTGCCGCCCTTGTCGCGCATGATCTCCGCAGGCAACCACTTCGTTTCCGGCACGCTTCCTAGAAATTGTCCAACCGCCTTCACCGGAAAGCTCTGGCCATTGGCCGTTTCGAGCCTCTGGGGATTGCCCTGCTCATCGCGCCAAAGCTTGGAGATGGTGTCGCTCTCGATCACCGTGATCTTGGGATTGCTACGCAGTGCCTCGATTTGATAATCGCTCATGCTCCCAACGATAGGAGAGCGTGCCAGCACATAAACATGATCGCAATTTTGCGCGGCACCGAGTGCCGCCTGCGCCGCCCCGTTGGAGCCACCGACCACACAGACAGTGCCGCCTTTGCCTGCCTCTGCGAGCGCCTTGCCGTCGCCAACAATAACGCCCGGTCCATCAGAGCCGGGGAACGGCACACGGCGAAATTCAAGACCGCCAGCCATGATGACTGTACGGCTTTCAATCGTCTGGCCATTGGACAGCGTGAGATGCTTTAGCCCCGTGCTCGCATCGTGAGTCATCCCCGTAACGCGAACGCCTAGCTGGGCCTCGGCCCCCAACCGTTGCGCTTGCGTAAACATATTCTGCGTCAATCGCTCGCCGGTAATGCCGACCGGAAAGCCGGGGAAGTTCTCGATGCGCGACGAAAACTTTGCCTGCCCTCCCGGCACGGCATTGGCTTCGATCACCAACGTATCCAAGCCCTCCGCAGCACTATTGATGCTGGCGGCCAACCCTCCGGGGCCTGCGCCGATAATGACCACGTCGCGCGGGCCACCCGGCAACCCGATCCCGGCAGGCGTGCCCGGATCAGCACGCAGCTTCTGCATCGCCTGCACGGTGGATTCCAACTCACGCGACAGCGCCTGCGCTTGGGGACTGTCGGGCTTATCGATGTGCTCCAGCAGTTTGTTATTGATCTGCGCCCACTCGGCCTTAAGCCCCCTGAACTTCGCAGCATCGCCCGGCCTCAGGCCGTAGTCGGATTTGGGCTTGTCCCTGTCGCCGCTATCCCTACTGCCTTCATCCTTATCGCCGCCACCGCCACCGCCAGCGTGACTCTGCTGATCGTGCTCATGGCCGCCGGGGGTGTGCTTCTCCCTGAGACCTTCCAAAAACTCCTTGGGGGTGACCTCAAGCATTACGGAGTCACCCGCATATCCAGCGCGGGCCGCAGATGCACCGCGCCGACCGTCGCAACCGACAGCCCGCTTGGCATGGTGATCTTTAGTTCGTGGTACCAAATTTCAGGCTTGAGGTCGTAGGTATCCTCCGACTCAAGAATGATATTCACACCGCCCGGCGATATCGCGAGACCCGAACTAAGCGTCTTCCTGATGGTTTTTTCCGAATGTACAGTCCGCGACAACCACCATTCCATCGTCGCGCCAGCCGGATTGAACGGCGTGCCGTCTGCATTGGTGAGCGCGATGAAAACCACCTTGCTTTCACCGATATACATATCGAAGTTCTGATTGCGCTTGCTCACCGCGTGCCCTCAAGGTTGATGGTGCCGCTTACATTGCCGAGCAAACCTGCCGGTACATTGACGTTACCTTGTAGCTCTTCCTTCGGATCGACCAAACCCTCAAGGAAGATATCCGTGATGCCGCTGGCAATAACCGTCCTGCTGACAGCGGCGGCCTGACCGATGCCAGCGGCCTGACCGATACTAGAGGCAACCACCAACCTGAAGGAGCCACCGGTCGCGATGCCGACGCCTGCCGCTTGGCCAACCGAGGCCGCCGTGGCTCGCCCTGCGGCGGTGGCCGTACCAGCCCCGCTGGCGAGGCCGACACTGTACGTTGGAGCCTTCGCAAGCGCCGCGCCCTGCCCAGCGGCCTGCCCGACACCGGCAGCGAACGACCGG